CAAACAAACTGATATTACCTGTGATGCATTGCTAGGTAACAAAGTAGTAATAACAGCAGAAGGCATAGTGATGCCTTGTAATTTCTTTGAACATAATCTGTATGATGCACGGTTTCATGAGGAAGCAGATCCTGGTTCATTTGACCCGTTAGAAGAAAACAAGTATAATAATCAAATCACAATGATGTATAAAAAATATGGAAAAGAAAACTTACAAGTACAAAACAAATCAATGATAGAAATATTTGAAAACAAGTTTTGGCATGATCTAGTAGACAGTTGGAGTAAAAAAGATTTCAAAGCCGGTAGACTATTTGAATGTGCCTTCACATGTGGACAGACGTTTAACAAATGTTGGGACCAAGGAGGCAGTGTAAGATGAAAATTCTTGTCACAGGCGGAAATAGAGGATTAGGCAAAACCATTGTAGAAACTTTGGGTGCAGACAGTATAAGCAGATCTACAAGCAATCACGATATCACTAAGAACATTGACACTATAATTGAAAAAAGTTTGGATTATGATATCTTTATTAATAATGCATTTGATGGACCTCCTCAAGAAGATTGGGCAAATTTTGGACAATCTATTTTGTTAATGAAAATGTTTGAGTCTTGGAAAGCACACAATAAAAGTGGTTGGCTGTTCAACATAGGCAGTATTGCTAGTGATGATAACGTTGCTCCTGAACCTTCATGGGAAACTTATAGAGTATCAAAAAAAAGTTTAGAAGCGGCAAGCCTACAATGTAGTCGAGCATTTAGAAATAATCAAGTGTCTTTCAAAACAACATTAATCAAACCCGATAGATTGGATACTGAGTTGTCTAGATCAAGACCAACATGGACTGGTAACGGTGTTGATTGTAATGACATCATAGCATTTATAAAATATTGTTTAGAGATCAGAAGCAACAGTCAAATAGATCAAGTAACTATTTCACTAAATTATGATTACAAGTAACAAAAGTTTGGGAGAGTAAAAAATATGCAACTAGTAGAAGGATTATACATACCAGATGATGATCATCCAGAACATCATATTGCACAGTCAGTGAAAGATCATGACGGTGCTTTACATAAAGAAATTTTAGCACGTAGTAAAAATTTTCGACACATGGTTGACGTAGGAGGCAATGTAGGACGTTGGGCCATACAATATGCTCCGCACTTTGATACTGTCACAGCATTCGAACCTGCACACTACAATATTGAATGTTTCAAAAAGAACTGTGAAAATTTACAAAATGTTAACCTAATCGAACATGGCTTGTCTGACAAAAATACTAGCGGAGTGTTAGATGTCAAAGTACCTAATCATCTGGGTTCGACCATGGTTGTAGAAAGATATAAAGGTGATATAAAATTATGTCCAATGGATGAAATGCAGTTGACTAACGTGGATGTTCTAAAAATTGATGTTGAAGGAGCAGAATTACAAGTGCTTCACGGTGCAAAAAATACTATTGACTCTTCGTCGCCTTTGATATGTTTGGAACGCTGTGTGTTCAATCAAGGCAATGATGGCAAACAGGCAATCAATACCTGGTTGGAAGGCCTAGGTTATACTAGAGTCTATAAAATTACCAGAGACTGCATCTATCAAAGATTATGAAAATCCTAGTAACAGGATCTCTTGGATTTGTAGGTTCTCACCTTGCCAAACGATACCATGCAAAAGGTCACCGAGTAGTTGGCATAGACAATGGTGTTGGTGGCTATGATGATAATCTTACCGAAGTTCAAACATTAAGAATTGATTGCTGTGATCAATCTGCATTGGATCAACTGTTTGCACGTGAAAAATTTGATATTGTTATTCATGCGGCCTGTACAGCGTATGAAGGACTCAGTGTTGTGTCTCCTGTACTAGTTACAAGAAACACGTACGATGCAACTGTGAATGTGTTAACAGCGTCAATCAAACACAATGTAAAACGATTTGTGTATATGAGTTCAATGGCACGGTATGGCAAACAACAGCCGCCATTCACAGAAGACATGAAGCCTGCTCCTGAAGATCCATATGGCATTGCTAAAGTGGCAGCCGAAGACACTGTGAAATGTTTGTGCGAAGTAAACAACATAGACTGGAGCATTGTGGTGCCTCACAACATTTATGGCCCTAATCAAGTTTATGATGATCCTTTTAGAAATGTTGTATCAATATTTTTACATAGAAACTTGCAAGGCAAACCTTGTATAATATATGGAGATGGTGAACAAAAACGTTGTTTTTCTTACATAGATGACACACTGCAAATTTTTGATAGAATTGTTTTTGACAAAGAAGCAGTTGGTCAAATATTTAATTTAGGTCCCGATGAAGATTATATTTCTATTAACGAACTCGCAGATCTCACAGCAAATGCAACTGGTTACAATGGTGTACACCAGTACATGCCAGGAAGGCCAAAAGAAGTAAAGTATGCAACATGTTCATCAAATAAAATTAGAGAATATTTTAATTACAAAACAGAGGTACAAATCAAAGACGGCATAACGCAGACTTTGGATTATATTAGAAATCGTGGCATAAGGAAATTTAATTATTCTTTGCCGATAGAAATTGAAAATGAACACACACCAGAAACATGGACCAAGAAACTAATATAGTAATTTGTTGCCCAAGTCGAGGCAGGCCAGACTATGCTAAACGCATGGAACAATCTGCCTACGCCACTGCAAAATGGCCTAATCAAATAAAGGTAAAATTTTATCTAAATGAAGATGATCCAACACTCAAGCAGTACAAAGTTTTTGATGCAGACATTGGTATAGATAGAAGCACTGTTATGAGTTGGAATATGTTAGCCGAAAGCGAAAACAGCAAGATGTACATGCTGTGCGGGGATGATGCAGAATTTATTACACCAGGCTGGGATGAAATATTTCTTAAACAATATGAGAAATATCCGGATGGTATTTTTATGATTGGCACTGCTACAGGCAAAAAACATGGATTGACACATCGCACATCACCGCATCCTGTCATTACAAAAGAATGGCGCAATGCTTTGGGATATCATTTTCCGCCACAGTTTCATCATTGGTACTTAGATGCATACACCAACGATCTTGCAAATGCTGTGAATAGATATATTTTTATGGAAGATGTAATGATCAAAGTAAAAAAAATTACACAAGACGACACTGCTAAACGCATACGAACCAGTGCTGTGCATCAAAGAGATACTTGGGTATATAATAAAACTAAACAGTGTTACTTTGATTATGATGTCAGTAAACTTCGAAAGGCAATGAAATGAATCTAGCAGTGTTCGGCGATAGTTGGCCAATTGGCACAGAACTGCAACCAGGCGAGATCCCGTTCGGCGATCTTTTACATGTGAAATTGGAAACTGAAAATTTTTACAATGAAGCGGAACAAGGCTCGAGCATCGACTCTTTAATTTTACAATTGGACAACTTTGCAAAACGTAAAATACAAAATTGTATTTGTGTATTTTTTATAACGAATCCTACAAGATTTTTACATTTTCAAAACGGACAAAAACAGATTCTTAGACCAACCGGAGACAAAAGTGCATTGAATAGATTTTATTTCTTAGACGTACAGTCAGATGAATTGGATTATCATAGGGCAAATGTATCCATACTAGCAGTGCAAAGAATGTGCCAACAATTGGGTTACCAAGATTATTACATAGAAGGTTGGACCAACATAGATTGGAAATATGAAGGCATAGACAAAACAAAATTTATTCCACAAAGTGCTACTGAGATGTTTGGAGCCGACACAAATACAAAAACATTAGAACTTACAAAATTTCAAGACAATGAATACATTAGGCCAAACAAGTATCATCCTAATCAAAAAGGTCACAGTCTTATAGCAGAAAAACTTTTTAAGTTTATTAGATAAATTCGTTTATGCAACGTCCACGTAGACGTTCATATTTCCTACGACCTACTGGCCCGCCTCTCATAGATTTACTCAATCCGTAGGCGTGACAAAAATAGCCAGTCATACTCATTTTTTCGTTGAAGCGATAATTCATATATTTGGTTGGTACATTACTGTCCAGCATTGTGCGGATCAGTATCCTACTGTCATCATCATTCCAACTCTTGTAGTCGCAGAACGGCCTCATTGTTTTTGCAGAAGATTCATTTATCATAAACACACCTGCATTAAATCGTCTCGAGGCTAGTGTCTGCGGATCGTACTTTTCCAGAATAGTATTTTGTTTTTCCAACTGATGCCATTGAAGTTCTTTCTGTTCTGCCCGAACACTGTGTACCGGTTTAAAACTGTCAGTGTCAGGGTACATTTCGAAACAGTTTGGAGCATCAGACCAAATGACGACATCAGTGTCCAGATACAACACATTATTATATTTGCTCCACCAGTCATCGTTGAGAATTAGGTCCAGTCTTTCGAAGGTTGGGTGTGTATGATTTACTCTTGCTTCGGTAATCAATTGATAATCAACTCCGCATTTTTCAGCATATTTTTTTACAGAGAATGTAGAATAATGAAACAATTCATCTACATGGTTAATTTTATTGAAATCTGGTTGCACGTAATTGTCTGGTTTCACAAAATACTGTACAATACAATCCATTCCATATATAATTATTGTAATGAAAAAAGTAGCATTCGTAACCGGCGTGACCGGACAAGATGGCCCATATCTATCTAAACACCTGTTGGAAAATGATTACAAGGTTTATGGTCTAATTAAACGATATTCTAATCCTAACCTAGAAAATTTAAGATATCTCGGCATTGAAAATGATATTGAATTATTAACTGGAGATATCACGGACAGTTCAGCAATGAACCATTTAGCAAAAACACTGAAGCCAAATGAATTTTACAACTTAGCGGCACAGAGTTTTGTGAAAGCAAGTTGGGATTTGACCATGGTCACAACAGAAGCAAACTCTCTAGGTGTGCTGAATATACTGACAGCACTCAAAGAAAATTCACCCAATACAAAATTTTATCAAGCAAGTACATCTGAACTGTATGGCAACAGTTCTGTAAATGGTAAGCAAGATGAAGAGACTCCTTTCAAACCAAGATCGCCATATGCTATTTCAAAATTATATGCATATTGGATGACTGTGAACTTTAGAGAAAGTTATTCTATGTATACATCTAACGGTATACTTTTTAATCATGAGTCACCGTTACGAGGCAAAGAATTTGTCACAAGAAAAATTACTGACGGGGTAGCAAGAATAAAACTTGGACTGGAAGACAAAATAATGTTAGGCAATCTTGATGCCAAACGTGATTGGGGATTTGCAGGAGATTATGTAAAAGCAATGCACCAGATGTTACAACAGGATGAACCAGATGATTATGTGATATGCACTGGCATACAGAACAGCATTAGAGATTTGTGTGATATAGCATTTAACCATGCTGGTATATCTGATTGGCAAAACAAAGTAGAGTCGGATCCTAGATTCAAAAGACCAGCAGAACTTCATAGTCTGCATGGATCCAGTGCAAAAGCACAAAAAAAATTAGGCTGGACTCCTACCATGACCTTTGAAGATATGATCAAAAATATGGTTGATGAAGATATAAAAAGGCTCAGTTAATGCAAACTTTTAGTGTGGTCACAACTTGGGGAGAACAACACTGGGACCTCTATGCTAAACGTTCAGTGCAAAGTATCATAGACAACTGGCCCGAAGATACACAAAAGTTTTTTTATCCTGACAACATTAGTCAACAGATTGAAGCAGAAAATACATCATACTTTAGTTTAAAAGAAGTGCAACCAACCTTTGCAGATTTTGCAGAACGACACAAAAACAGTGTGTTAGTAAAAACTAAGATGGCAGAAGCTACCGATAACAAATTTGTGTTTGATGTTGTAAGATTTGCACACAAAGTTTATGCTGTTATTGATGCGGCTGAAAGAGCAAACACAGAACAATTGATTTGGATAGACGCTGATACAGTGACATATAAAACTATACCACAAGAATGGTTAGATCATATTGCGCCATTGAACAAATTTACAACTTTTATAGGCAGACCAAAAAAAGGATATTCTGAATGTGGATTTGTATCTTATAATTTGGCTTCATTACACGCACAAGAATTTTTTGCAAGATGGAAAGATTATTATGAATCAGACAAGTGGAACACACTGAAAGGATTTACTGATTGCCATACCTATGATGCTGTAAGAACACAAATGGTCACTGAAGGAAAAATTAGTGACAACGATTTGAATGATGGAAGATTTTTAGGGTATCGTGGATCCAAACATCCTTTTGTAAATTCAGAGCTAGGTGATTATATGGATCATCTCAAAGGCGAGCGTAAAGATATTAAAAACTCCAGCAAAGACATGAAAGTAAAAAGAAATCACGATCACTGGCAATGAAAATTGCAATATTTCCAGATACATGTGCCAGAGCCGGCAAGCCTGTAATGAAAGCATTTATAGAATCTTTGCAGGGCGAAAATATAATAATTTGTAAAAATAATGAAAGACCAGACTGTGATGTAGTTGTCATGTGGTCATGGCTATTNGGTATGTATGGNAGAGACTCTATATACAATCATTACAAAAATAAAGCAAAATTTCTTATTCTAGAAGTTGGCGGNTTAAAACGTAATCATGCATGGCGGATTGGTATAGGTGGTATTAACAGAGACGCTGAATTTGCNAACGAACAGGTTGATGATCAAAGACTGTCNTTGTTTAACTTAGAGCCATATGGTTGGCATAAAGGCGAAGGTGAATACATTGTCATATGCACACAAAATCCAAAATCAATCGCTTGGGATCAAGGTTCGATTGAACAGTGGTGCGAACAACAGATCAAATGGATTCGATCGTACACTGATAAAAAAATACTATTGCGACCGCATCCTAGGGCCTCAGTCAATCTAAACAGATTAGTATCTGACAGTGTAGGGATATCTGTGCCTAGGTTTATAGGAGAGAATGACGATGTCGACTTTGATAAACTGTTGGCAAGGGCAGACTGTGTTGTAAATTATAACAGTAACCCAGCAATAGAATCTGTGTTGGCGGGCATACCTGTATACGTTGATGAATCAAGTTTGTGCAGGCCTGTTGGCAATGCTATTGGTTCTGAAATGACACATGCAAGACCTGATCGATCAGAATGGTGCAAACAGATAAGTTACTGTGAGTGGTTTGTGGAAGAGATACAACAAGGTTTGCCATGGAAGAGGTTAAGAGAAAAATTATGAAAAATTTTGTTTGTGTATGTACTGGTGACAAATATGGTTTAGAATATGTTGATAAACTTTACAACATGGTTATGCGTCATTCTACAGATGTAAAGTTTCACGTCATTACAGATAGTAAAAAAGAATGGCACGAAAATATACACCAAATTATTGTCACGCCTTTGTATCAAACTTGGTGGAATAAAGTTCATATGTTCCGCAATGACATAGGTTTAGAAGGCCAAGTGCTGTTTATGGATTTGGATGTTGTGATCATACGAAACATAGATCATCTGTGGGACTTTGATGGTGATAACTTTGTTATTATTCAAGACTTCAACAGATGCAGAATAAAAAATTATCATGTGCGTAATTCATCAGTAATGAAATTTGTTGCTGGGAAAGAAGACCATGTATGGAATAAATTTAAAGAAGATCCGTTTGGTATTATTAAAAAATATAGAGGCGACCAAGATTATCTAACAGCACTGTACAGAGATGGAAGAATTTGGCCTCATAATTGGGTTATGTCTTACAAATGGGAAATTGGGTTAGAAGAAGGAGAAAAACGCAACAGTCCACATGATAAATTTGTCACTGAAAGAATAACAAAAGAAAAAGTTATTACAATTAAAAATGGCGAAAAAATTGAAACAGAAAGAATTAAAAAATTTAATCTACCTGATGACTGTGCAGTAATGGTGTTCCATGGCAAACCAAATCCTGCTCAAATCACTAATGATCCATTGGTGTTGGAAAATTGGAGATAATTAACAACATGTCACTCTTCGAATTTGATGATTATGGAATAGAGCATCCAACTATACCAACAGCAGAAGCATACATTACCAATGTAGAAGACTCGTATGCTATTACTCCGTTAAACGAATACGTAGATAAAAGACGTGTGATAATGATCGGTATCCCGGGAGCATTTACTCCTACATGCACAGAGAAACATTTGCCGGGATTTCTTGAGTCAGAAGATAAATTTTATGCTAAAGGCGTAGATGAAATTATGTGTCTTAGTGTTAATGATGTACACGTCATGACTGCATTTGATGATTACATAAATTCAGAAGGTGGTCAAATTACTATGGTTGCTGATCCGCATGGTAACATTGCCAAGCAACTAAATCTTTTAGTAGAAAAAAATCATTTAGGAATGCGTATGCAAAGATTTGTTGCAATATGTAAAGATGGAAAAATTATCAAAATGCTTGTAGATGAAAAAGGTTTAGATGTTTCTTCTGCAGAAAACTGTTTGAGGTTGCTATGACAGTATCCACTTACGAAGGCGAAGAAATAATTGCAAGTATTGTAATCAAGCAAGGCGAAAAACATTTCAACAAAGTTTGGATGCCAAGAACTGTTTTCAATGATCCACAAAACAAACACGCATATATTTTAGGTAATGGTGAATCAAGAAAAACATTAGATCTATATGCATTACCACAAGACACGTATGGTTGCAATGCTTTATACAGAGATTATACACCAGACTTTTTGGTTGCTGTGGATAGAAAAATTTACAAGGAGATTATAGACAGTGAGTATGAACAAAATAATATTGTGTATACCAACCATGGCAATCTAACAAAAATTGGGGGCGATTCACATCTTATTCCAGCAAATCCACATCAGGGAGCAGGCCCTACTGCAATGCACATTGCTATACATGATGGGCATACCAATTTGATATGTATAGGATTTGACTGTGGTCGAGACGGGCCCAATAACAATGTGTACAAAGATACAAATGGTTATAATACGTCAGATACAGTGGTGCACCAAACAGTGTGGGCATCACAAATACATGGTATAATGAAGGCCAATCCAGCCATCACATTCACCTACGTAGAAGGCGATTTGCCATCATATTTCTTTGATCTTGACAACTGCAAAGCAATATCATACACTCAATTAAGTACACATATAAATACTAGAAATGAGCAAACTACCTGAATCAGTAAAAATAGGTTGGAAAGACGTCCGAATTGAAAAGGTTAAAACATCTTTCTTAAAAAATAATTCTGACTACTGGGGACAATATGTTGCCCGTGAGAGTAAAATTGAAATACAAGAGGAAGCACAAGGTGTTGATATTGCCAACACACTACTGCATGAAATCATACATGCAATTGTGTATCATTCATCTATGAACGCAGAAGGTGGCCCACTCAAAGACGGTGACGATGAAGAACAAGTAGTGAACTCCATGACCAATTGGTTAATGGGTGTATTCAAAGACAATCCATGGTTATTAGACACTCTTAAAGAAACTATACATCCAAAAAACTCCAAGAAATAAAGACTTTTTGACGGTTGACTAATCTTTGGTTATACCATATAATAAAGGTAATAAGAAACACAACAAGAGGTAACAACAAAATGACAACAAACGCACAAAAAGTATTAGAACTAATTAAAGACAAACTATGTGATCAAGGAACAACAACTTATCAAGGTAGATCAGGCACATACAAATATGTAGAAGGTAGAACAACTTCTGAAGGCACAATTAACGGTGTGGTACAGAAACTACATTCTGAAGGATACCTTAAAACTGCAGGATCGTTCAAAATTCTAGAAGACGGCACTGTGCGAAGATTTACAGGTATTGCTACAAAGACATCCGGAGCAATTACAAAAGAAGTGCAAATGAATGCACAAACACAGGAAGACACTCCTGCAGAAGTAAGCACTGATACACAAGAATCAATTGCAATCTAAGTTAAAATCACTTAGAATATCTAATGTAAAGAAAACACTTTTGATTGTCGAGTCTAAATGGGCTCGGCAGTTTTGGAGGAAAATACTTGCCGCATTGTACAATACAAATTAAAGATGAAGTCAACGTAAAACTAGAAGGATTAGATCTAGTCACTAGACGTAAACTGACAAACAAATTCAAATATGAAATACCAGGTGCAAGATTCATGCCTGCTGTCAAACTTGGCAGATGGGACGGCACTGTATCATTTTTTACACAGGGCGGTATAACTTACGTAAATCTGCTGGAAGACATCATGCCTATTCTGGAGGAAAATAATTACACATTTGACTTGCAAGATGAAAGAGAAGCATACAATTTAACATTTGACAAAGTCAACGCAGAGAGTTTCTCACATGTCTCCTGGCCGACAGGACACAACAATGCCGGAGAACCAATTGCATTGCGAGATCATCAAGTTGAAGTGATCAATAATTTTTTAGATAATCCTCAGTGTTTGCAAGAAGTAGCCACAGCCGCTGGTAAAACAATTATTACTGCCGCACTCAGTAAACTGATCGAGCCATATGGTCGAAGCATTGTGATTGTGCCAAACAAATCTTTAGTAACACAGACGCAAGAAGATTATATCAATATGGGACTAGATGTCGGTGTGTACTTTGGCGACAAAAAAGAAATAGGACATACACACACAATAGCCACGTGGCAATCATTGAACATACTAGAAAAGAAAAGACTTAATGCAGAAGATAATCTCATTGAAGAATTTAAAAGAGATGTAGTCTGTGTGATAGTAGATGAAGTACACATGGCCAAGGCAGATGTACTGAGAAGACTGTTAACCAATGTGTATGGATATGTTCCAATTCGTTGGGGACTCACTGGTACAATACCAAAGGCTGAATATGAATTCAAATCGTTGCATGTAAGTTTAGGCAACGTTATCCACAAAGTGTCTGCTGTAGATTTACAAGAAAAAGGCTTACTGGCCAATTTGAACATTGAAGTTATGCAACTGAATGACTTCGTAGAATATAAAAATTACAGAGAAGAACAAACATATCTGGTAACCAAACAATCAAGGATTGATTACATTGGCCGAATGGTTCAGCAAATGTCACAAAGCGGTAACACACTGGTGTTGGTTGATAGAATTAAATCAGGTGAATTGTTAACATCAGCAGTGCCAGGTGCAACATTTGTAAGTGGTTCTATGAAAGCCAATGATAGAAAAGACACCTATGATGAAATCAAAGAAGGTGAAGGCAAAGTTATTGTGGCCACATACGGAGTTGCGGCAGTGGGTATAAACTTGCCACGTATATTCAATCTGGTGCTACTAGAGCCTGGCAAGTCGTTTGTTAGGGTCATACAAAGCATAGGTAGAGGTATACGTAAGGCCAAAGACAAAGACTTTGTACAAATATGGGACATATGCTCTACAGCAAAGTTTTCTAAAAGACACCTTACAGAACGTAAAAAGTTTTATCGTGAAGCAGAGTATCCTTTTACAATAACAAAGGTTGACTATCAATAGATAATCCGCATATAATACAGTAATGCAACTGCTTACTTTAGAAAACGAATCTTACTTGATGGATCGTGTACCCGACAAAGTTGATGAAGACTTGCGTTTTTCAGTCTTAGACAATTCGGATATTACAAATCCAGATTTTTTCTTTGTGCCTTTGATATATCTAGAATCATTTTCTTCTCCTTCTGCTGTACTAGAAATAGGAAAAAACAAAATTCAAATGCCATTAGATTGGCACATACTGTTGGGAGACCCGGAGTGTGGGGATTTGGAAATTGTGCCATTAACATCATTGAATGATAGATCATATCATGCTTTCTGTTTCAATCCACTGTCTGACTCAATGCCAAGATATCAAGAAGTTAGAATCACAAACATATACAACGAAGTTGATTGGTTTTTTCCTAGAGTGAAATCCAACCAATTGATCACAGTGCCGACATCAGCAAAAACTAAACCTGACTGTGCCTTTTTCATAAAAGAAATAAATCGAAACACTGATATGGTTATACTTAATAATTTGTTTCATGCTTAATTTTAAATTTACAAACGCCGGCCCATTAAAAGTAATTGCAGGTCCATGTCAAATTGAATCAAGAGATCATGCGATGAAGATGGCCGAAATCATTGCCAACATTTGTCACGAAGAAGGCATGCGTTGGGTTTTCAAATCATCGTTTGATAAAGCCAACAGATCTTCTGCACAAGGCCCACGCGGAGTAGGAATCAAAGATGGATTAAAAATATTACAAGAAGTAAAAGACCAATTCCAATGCGGAATATTAACAGACATACATCTCCCCAATCAAGCCAAACCTGTAAGTGAAGTGGCTGACATCATACAGATTCCTGCTTTTTTGTGTAGACAAACGGATTTGATTGTGTCAGCATCAAAAACAGGAAAAATTGTAAATGTAAAAAAAGGTCAATTTTTGTCTTACACAGACGTAGACAATATTGTGCAAAAAGTATTAAGCACCGGCAACAAAGAATGTATTATTACAGAACGGGGTACTAGTTTTGGTTATGGCAACTTGGTCGTGGATATGCGTGGGATTGCTTATATGAAACAAAAAGTAAATCCTAAGAGTGCAATCACTACACCTATTGTATTTGATGGCACACACTCCGTGCAACAACCAGGAGGCCTTGGCACATCTTCCGGTGGTGATAGAAGTATGGTAGAACCATTATGTTTGTCTGCTGTGGCTCAAGGTATATCTGCTGTATTTTTAGAAGTTCATAATGATCCTGACAATGCTCCATCAGATGGGCCTAACATGCTGTATCCAGAAGATTTTCAAAAACTAATACACAAATTAAAAATACTAGACGCCACTGTAAAACAGAAGTTATAATAAACATATGGCCGCTAAGTTTCTCGATATAAAAGCAATGATGGGTGCAGTTGACAGACGCGACAAAGCGTGGTACAATAGACTATCAGAAGAGGATAAAAAATTGTATTCGCCATATATGACAATGAGATGGTCAGCATCTGCAGAAGACAAAAGATTGCAGGCAAAAGACCCAGACCTACATCAAAACATACAAGAATATTACGTGCAAGAAGTGAATGAAAAAGTTAACAAGCATCACTGGACTTTATCAAAAAATCATAAAGGATTGTTATGGCAATTAAATGCAATGTGTGGCTCAACCTTTGATCGATTATTTCATCCGTGGATCCCTAGCAAAAAGAAAACCACTACAAAAACCAAAACAAAAGATAAAAAATCAAAAATGCAACAACTACAAGATCTATTTCCAAATGCAAAACAAAAAGATTTAGAAGTGTTAGATGCAACTATGTCTACTAAAGAATTTACAGAGTTAAAATCACAGTATGGAATCGACAAATAAACCAGAGTGTCCTAAGTGTGAATCTTTCTTGAATGATCAAGGAAGATGCAAAAACTGCGAAACATTAGAACTATTTGATTTAGGATTAAAAATATCAAGAAGAATGAAGGCAGAAGCATTAAAGGATCCTGGTAAAGAATTGCTAGACAGAATAGAAGCAAGAAATCCTGAAGCTAGCAGTAAAACTTGATTAACCAAGCAACGGCTGTTAAACTAGATACAATGCCAACATGTCAATACTGTAAAAAATCATTCTCCAAACAAAGTACTCTTGAAGTTCATATGTGTGAGCCAAAAAGACGCTGGAGTCAAAAAGACAACAAAATTCACGTGTTGGCATTTGAAATTTTTAGAAGATTTTATGAAATGAACTTTAGCAATCAAAAACCAAAAACGTTTACTGATTTTGCACAATCACAATACTACAAGGCGTTTGTAAAAACTGCAACATTTATTACTGAAAACACACCCATAGAAATTGGTGCATTTATCGACTGGCTTTGCACATCAAAAATAAGAATAGACTCGTGGGCCAAGCAAGGCACAATAGACTCATATCTAAAACATTTAATTCGCACAGAACCGGTACCACAAGCACTCAACAGAACTATAATGACCATGGGTGCATGGGCAGAACAAGAAGATGCAAGGCTTGAAGATTTTTTTAAATATGTAAATTTAAACAGAGTGTGTCAAATGATTGTGAATGGTAGAATATCTCCGTGGGTATTGTTGAATTGTGAAACAGGCAAAGACTTGATAAGTGTGATGCATGATGATCATATAAAAATGATATTTGAAATAATTGATCCAGAGTGGTGGAAGAGAACGTTTAAAAAAAGAGATGAAGATCTTGACTTTGTGAGAAACACATTGAGAGAGGCAGGTATAGAATAAATGCCAGACATAGATATTGACTTTGCTGATAGACAAAAAATATTAGATCAGTTGCCTCATGTCAAAGCAACCATTAATGATCACAAAGGCATCAAGTCACATAACACAGGTGTATATTTTACGGATGCTCCTTCGATTCCTGGCACCAACCAATGCTCATTAGATTATCAAGTAGCAGATGAACTTGGTTACTTTAAATTAGACTTGCTTAATGTAAACATGTACTCGCAGGTCAAATCAAGAAGTCATTTGCAAGAACTGTTTGACAAAGAACCACCATGGCACAAATTACAAAACAAAGAGTTTGTTGATCAATTGTTTCATTTGAATAATCATTATGATGTGGTTGCAAAATTACAGCCTGGTAACTTAGAACAACTTGCGGCCTGCTTGGCTATTATTCGCCCAGCCAAAAGATATCTACTGAACATGACTTGGGAAGAAATATTACAAAAGGTATGGGATAAGCCTACTGATGGTCAATATTTTTTTAAGAAAGCACATGCTTTTTCCTATGCAGGCGCAGTTGCAGTGCATATGAACTTAATTGACTCTACGAATTAGTTGGACAGTTTTTCTACGTATTCTTTTAGAAGAAGTAAGATCGCTCAGTTGCACAATTGGCCCAAATACTATTGTGCTTTCTTTTAGAGCAAATGAAACCAAGTAGGGTCTAAACACACTGAAACTGTCGCCAATGAATATGTTAATAGGCAGTTTCCTGTTTGATTCCCACCACCAAGTTTTACCGTTTTCCAAAAATAGTGTGCGTAACTGGTGTGGTATAGCATCATAATTGTAAATGCTGATTACTTTTGGATCACAGTTTTGACAGATGCCCAAATACTCTTCTTTGCCCACCTTAATAAGTGTGAGAAAAGGGTGATT